TTTAGTTAAAAGTCTGTGCTGATAAACAGCATAGCCAGAGTCTAGAAAACTAGCTTCTCCGCATATTAAAATTTTGAGTCGGTCTCGTTTCATAATAAAAAAGGCGGGGGATAGCCCCGCCTTTCCCTAGCTTACATCATAAGACTCTAGAAGGCAGCAACGGTATCCTCTTCTGCTTCTTCTTTCTTGTCGTTGGACAGCTTGGTTATCTTAGAAAAATTATTAACCCTGATCTTAAGAGTTGAATGCTTAACACCATCCTTCTCCCAGCTATCATTTCTAATTGACCCCTCGACCATAACTAAGTCACCCTTGCTAAAAGAATTTCCTATAATTTCGGCTCCAGTGTCCCAAGCCTCACACGGAATAAAAGACTTAATCTTATCCTTTTGTCCATTATTTTTAGTATACTCTCTGGATGTGGCAATAGTAAAATTGACCACTGAAGTATTTTTACCACTACTAGTTTGAACAGATCGAACAATTGGATCTCTAGCCAGATTACCTTTGATTAAAGCTATATTCATTTTTTAATTAACTCCTGCTTTCTAAAATAAAAACCAAACGATACTTATTATATCACGGACGATGTACTATGTCAACCTCTGGGTTTGTATATCTTATCTAGCACTATACCACCGTTTTTGGCAGTTTTACCCTGTATGATAATAATATTTCCCTCAAACAGCTCATTTCTATACAAGGTAAGCTGCTCTGTGAACAAAATAACAGAATCGCATGATCCGGTGCTGTCTCTAACTGTCATGAAGCACATATCGCTACCTTTGTTTGGACCATTTTTTATTTTCACAATATTGAAATTATCTACCTCAACACCCATTATAATTTTAGCACCGGGTTGGAGTCCTGTGATATCTTTACATTCAGCATTGGTATTACTCATATTATATGAATCTAAACGACAATGCGTGAGATTAATACCTAGTAGGTCTGTTTCTGTATCACATATCCATTCTATCTTATCTGCGAGAGAATAGGGAGGATTTTCTAGCGTATGAATTAAATTGTTAATCACACCTTTTCTGTTTGTGTTTAATCTGGGTTTTTTGAGAGATATGTTGAGTATATCAATTAAATTAAACTCAAAAAGATCTAGGCTGCATATATATTCTTTTTCTTTTTTTGTTAATTCTAATACAGCATCGTACTCAAACAACATTTCTGTTCTGGGTTTATTGTACTTGTCCAAAGCTCCACAAGAAATTAAAGCTTTGGCTGCTGTAGATGTAATTTTATCTAATATAAAGAATAAACACTGAGACCACGATAAATTAGATAGGTCGTTTTCTTGAGTAATGTTCTGTAGTTTTTTAAATACAGAATCACCAACATTCTTAATATCTGTTAAACCAAAATGTATCCTGTTGTCTTTAATGCAAAAATGCTTATTCATAAAGGAAAGCACAGGAACGCTGATTTCTATACCCATTTCTGTTGCGTTTTGTACCAATTCCCTGACTTCTTGTTGAGGGTCTATTTTATCTTTAGCGTATTTAAGATAGGAAGCAAAAAATATTTTAGGAAAATGAGCTTTGCTATATGCGGATAGATAGCCATTATAGGCATAAGAGATGGCATGACTCTTGTTGAAGCTGTATCTCTGACTTTTTTCAATCCAACCAAAAATTTCTTTAGCGTTTTCAATGGATGTTGCTTTAGTTTTTTTAGCACCATCCAGGAAAGATTTTTTAACCTTTGCCATAAGATCAACCTTTTTCTTTCCAATTGCTTTTCTTAGAACATCAGCCTCTTGCAAATCAAAACCAGCAACAATTCTGGCAATTTCCATGGCTTGTTCTTGGTATATCATTTCCCCATATGTGGGCAATAGAACAGACTCTAGACATGAATCAAAGTAGTCTATACTTTCTTTACCATTCTTTTTGTCGATAAAGTGATTACTAACACTCTTACCATCTCTCATAGCCTCTAAACAACCGGGTCTCATGATACTAATAAGAGCAGAAAGCTGTTCTATATTAGATGGCTGTAATTTTTTGGCCATCGACCTGCCAAGTCTGGACTCTAACTGAAAACAACCTTTGGTATTGCCCGACGATATCAAATCCCAGGTTTTTTTGCATTCCAAATTTAGATTTTCTAAATTCAAAGAAAAATCTAATAAAGGAATTTCCCTGTCAGACTCTTCTTCTAACAACCTAAACTTGCAACCGCAATCAAAAGTATAATATTTCATACAAAAGAATTTCTAAATTTAATTTTCTGCGAAAGGTTCCTGTGTAATTTTAAAAATCTGATTAGAATTTCTGCTGAATCTTTAACATCTTTAAGGGCGTCATGAGCACCTTCTTTGGAAATACCCACGTAATCACGAAAATGATCAAGTGTATATTTTTGCAACTCATCGTTTGATTCAAACCAATAGAAGAGTAGGTTCATAATATCTATGACATCTCTAGGATAGAATAGGTCAGAATTCCCCTCCTTATTAACATTTTTATATTTTTTGCTGAGTCTCTGCAATATTCTAAGATCAAATTTGTTTATGTTATATCCAGCAGCAATAGGGGCTGAAAACTGATTTTTTCTAGCTGATCTTGTATGATACTTTTCCAGATAACTAACAAACATTTTCCAGCTAGCAGATTGCTTGGGATAATTATGCCAAGTAGCTAATACTTTGTCTTTTGAAGAATTAGAAACTTTTGCATGAAAGTCTAACACATCGCTATCTTCATAAGCATAGTCTTTCTTTTTATCTAATATCAAGGGTTTACAGTTGATATTAAATTCAGAGTCTGGAATAATTTCTAACTTTATAGGATCTACCATAATTGCAGCAATCTGTACGGGATCACAGCTTTCTGGATCGGATCCGTCTGTTTCCAAATCAAAAACACAAATTTTTTGTTTATTAGCCATTCTGTGGTTCCACTATAGTTCCTGGTTGTAAAAATGTTTTCTGAGAGTTATCGTCTACCTGCCTAGCGTTTAAAGATTTGCAACAGCTCACTTTTTGCGCCTTTATTTTTTCAAACACAGTTGTTTTGCCAGGAATTGTAAATTTATCACCCTCTTTAAGTTCTGAAAATAATTTTGACATTATAATTCTCCATACCTAAGTGTATTACTAATATTCATTACTTTGTCTAACATTGCAATGCCTAGAACATCAAACTTAATGATACCCAAATATTCTAAGTCGTTCATTTCCATACCGGCAATTGGTTGTTTAGTTTTTGTATCAAAAATCATTGGACATATTTTTTCTAATTTTTGGTCTGTTATCACAACCCCAGCAGCGTGTTTTGATTGATTTACCTTGGTTCCTTCTAGCCTCATGGCTTGTTCGAACCTTTTTGCGAACGGCCCTGCGAGATTGCCCTCCTTATCAATATAACACCAATTCTCAAGGCTGTCAACCCTATTTTCCAGAGCCCACCTAATAATTGAAGCGTCTCCGTGCTCGTCTTTCATTTCTTCTAATTCGTCTGCTATCTTAGCTTCGTCTGGAATATGCTTGGTAATCTGATTCATTTCATCAAAAGATACATCCCCATACACCCTTAATACATCCTTTAAGGCACCACGCCCTTTGAGAGTATTGAAAGTAATCATTTGAGATACATTATCAGATCCGTATTTATTTTTAATATAATCAATCACTTGTTCTCTTTGATTAATAGGCACATCCATGTCAATATCAGGCATGGAAACACGATTTGTGGTATTTCTTCCTGCATTATAAAAACGCTCAAATATTAAATCGTGCTTAATTGGATCGATAGACGTAATATCAATCAGATAAGAGACTAAACAACCAGCAGCACTACCTCTGCCCGGTCCAGCTAACCACCCCTGAGACTTCACATATTTGACTATATCGGACACTATTAAAAAATAGCTAGACAAGCCAGCAGTTTGTAAAATAGATAGCTCATATTTGATTCTATCCGCGTACTTTTGGTGTAACGATTCATCTACTTTTTTTGCTATTTTATTCCTCCACCCTTCTCGACATAATTGCCTTAAATATTCGTCTGGAGCCGATTCCGATTGAAATGGTGGAAGTCTAGGGGCATGATTGATGTCATATTCTTCACATAAACTATCTACATAAATAGTATTGTCTATTTCTTCCTGCGGATGCAGTTCAGACATTTCGTCTCCTGAAAGAATGTAGTATTTGTCACTAATGAAAAATGTAGACATTGGCACATCTTCATTATTAGCAAGTTTACGATTAATCTCTGGCAAAGTTGTTTTGAGGTTGTTGCATAAAAGTATTCTTTGATCAATAGCGTCTTTTTGGTTAGCATAGTGAGCATCTGGGGTGCAAATAACTTTGACTCCTGTTTTTTGGGCTATAATTCTGATGCATTCTGTTAGTTCCTTCTGTATCGGATTTAATTCATAATCCATTAGTTGTGCTTCTAGAAAGAAATACTCACCAAATATATTTTTGAGCATTGATATTTCATCATAAGCAATATCTTCCCAATTAGGAACTATGGTGTCATTATCTATAATTTTATTTGCAATGTAAGAGCCGAGATGTCCGCAAAAACCAATAAGATTATCATCTACTATCTCAGCCAGTTGCTGCATACTAATTCTAGGTTTTTTGTAAAAAAAATCTGGCTTATTAGATTCAGAAACAATATTGACTAATTTATTCCAACCTTGCAGATTTCTTGCTAAGACTAAGAAATGACTTAATTTAGCATTGCTTTTATCTTTAATAGATGCGTGTTTATCGCAAATGTATAGTTCACAACCAAGAATGGGTTTAATTCCTTTAGACTTTAGTGCTGAGTGTATTTGTGCGGAACCTGCTATATTTCCATGATCCGTTATCGCACAGCTCTTAACTCCTATGTCAACACATCTTTGAGCAATTTGCTTCGGCCTACTTAGGCCGTCTAATAAAGAATAGTGACTATGAACGTGCAACGGAACATAACTATTGTTACTTGTCATTACAGCCCCTGTTTTCTGTTTGCTTCTTGTGCCAATCTTTGTTTTTTGTTGTCTAAATCTTGATACAGAGAATAAGCATTAGGATATTTGTTGCTAAGTTCTGGATATTCTCGTCTGGGTTTTACGTCAAAAGATAAGATGTTCTCATCACAACACAAGAAAGAAGACAGTTTTGCTGTATCAATATTATTAAAGTCAACAAAATAAATCGGGAAACTGGTATCTGCATTTATCCAATTTTCAAATTGATGTTCTATGGAAAACAAATCGCAATTTCTTTCTTCGACCAGAGAAAAAAACCTATCGGCATTGGCCAGATTTGCAGGTTTCAGTTTTTGTGCGTTTCCAAGCTTTACCACTTGCAACCACGACCAGCTTGGATTTCTTCTGTAAAAAGAACATATACATTCAAAAGATTTATTATATAAGAAAATACACTTGTTTACTTTGTAATTTGCTAATTTAGGATTATTGGGGCTGCTACTGTGCTTAAGCCCATCATTATCTCCAACAGAATTGGTTATAAAATTTTTACCTAATTGCTTCATGAAATAGCTCTGACCACTACCTCCAGAGCCAACTATTAAAATATCTAATTCTTTTTTCATTTCAAAACTCCTTATTCTGCACTACCGGGAGGCTTGTAGTATCCAACATTATAGCCTGGAACTGTGTATTCGTCAACCACATTTTTCATACCTTTGGTCAGAATTTCGTGATGTATTTGTTCGCATTTCGTCATAAAGTCACCCTTTTGGCACACCTGACCGTCTCTATATTCTATGATCGGCAAAACATGATCGGTATCTTGAAAATTAGTTTTGCCATAATGGCATAGTTTTGTACATTTCCAACTTTTGCTTAATGTCGGAGTTTGACATTTTTGTATTTTCTTGAATTTTTTTCTGAGCAGATCTTCCATTTGGTTTAGATCAGATTTTTTGAAGGAAACACTAAAAGGTCCGCCATCATTAATAAAAAATATAGTCACAATACAATTTTCTATTTCTGGATAGAGATGTTGCACAGCATAAAAGTATAACATCAGCTGGGGATCTTTTTCTAACTTTTCTTGGGTTTTTTCCTCTCCAGTTGCCCAGTTCAATCTTCTTCCTGTTTTCCAGTCAATAATTTCAACAGTATTATCATTTGGTCTGGTTAATAAATCTATTGTACCTTTAATTGACAAAGTTCCTTCTAATTTTTCACCATTGTAATCGTAAGTAAATTTTGCCCATTTTTTATTGATTGGGATATCGAATCTTTGTTCTGGATACAATATATTTCTGTTTCTGGGATCAAACATTCCATCGCCATATTCTATGGCTTTATAAGTCCATTTATGACAATCTTTATAATCTGTTGATGACCACTTATGGTGATTAAACATAGAGGTGTAGTATGCGTATACGTCATCTATGATTTTGTCTAATTCATAGTTGTTGATATCTATCTTACCTAAGATATCATCTTCAAAAGAATTTTCACCCTTTTGCTCTGTATATTTAACAAAAGCAAGAATTTCTAATACCTTATGAACAATAGTTCCTTTATCAGCTTTTTTATTTGACGGTCCTTTATATCCTAGAACATAGTCAAAGAAATATTGTTGCTCACACATATCGTGAGTATTGTAGGATGAGCTACGAAAATATGTAATTATAATTGGACTATTCCTTTTGTTGTGAGAAAATCATATATAAGTTCGTTTTTACGTCCTATTTGCATGTCTGTATTATTTATTACCAAATCAAAATTGGAGTAGTCGTAGTTATCCTCATCAAGAGCTGTTTCACTTTCGTGTTGAGAATCATATAAATTTCTATTCAATTTAAAAACTAAACCACCAACACTTTTAACGGCTTCGACCTCATTCGGGAAACGACAATCTGCTATTAAAGCTAAAGGAAGATTTTCGTCTTGTATTTTTCGAATGGTAGCATCAGCCCAAACGTTGTTTTGCATTTTTCTGAACACATTAGTGCCGATATATTGCATTACCTCTCTAGCACTCATAGGTTTTTGATTATCTGGCCAAACACAACTAACAAACTGATTTTTTTGTTCATCAGAACCGTAGCATTGTTCATAAGTTAAGCCTAATATATCTATGCACATTTGCTTTAAAGGATCAGCAAAATTATATATGGCAGAATTTTTTCTCATAGTTTGCGCATAGATATTGGCTATAAATTCACATGCGCTAGTTTTACCAGATTGTTTACGACCAGCAATCGCTATGATAGTTGTATTAGTATTGCTCATAAATTTTTTCTAATTGAGGTAAGATTATATTTTGTATATCTGTTATTTTCATTTCTCCAATATCAGGAGCATCAAACTCCGGTCTATATATGCGATATATGTCCTTACACTTTTCTTGAATTTGTTGATATGCCTTATGACCAGCTTCATCATTGTCCGTTAATACCACAATGTTCATAGCTCCAGAAGAATCTATCAAGAGTTTCTGATAGTTGCTCAAAGAAGAGCCAAATAAACCAACGCTGTTATGCAAGCCAGCTTCTTCAAGCCTCCATACATTTCCTGGGCTTTCAACTAAAATTATTGTTTTTGTATCCTTGATATAAGGTTTGGCAAAAGAAAAGTTGTATAAATTGTTTTGTGATTGAAAATTCTGATTGTGCTTCCATTTTGAGTAAATCCATCTTTTGTTGGGTTCTGGGCATTGTTTGTTTGGATGGTGGTAAGATTTACAACTAGAACATTGTGAATGTATGCTTCTACCTGTGCATCCGGTAACATACATTCCATCTGTTGAATATACTGGGACTACTACTCTATTATAAAATGGTTTCTTGGGGTTGTCACATAGGCCGACACTATATTTTTCTAATACTTCCCTAGAATAGCCTCTATCTAGGTAGTATTGAGCAGGTATATGCAATGACCGCTTAACTTGCTGCGGGTCTAATTTCATTTGTTCGGATTGCGTATTTTTGCTAAAATTCTTAGCTATATATACAAAGTTGTCCACACTACTTGACTTTGTTGTATTAATGCTATCGAGGTCTTTATTTAAAAATTTAAGGATAAATTCTACGGCTTGTTTAAACGATACTGTTTTATCTCCAGATTCCGACCATTCATACTGTTGTCTAGATAACACACCTCTAACAAAACCAATGATAGAAGATTTGAATACTTCTTCACAGTTGTGTGTTCTGCATTTCCAATTGCCCCTATACATATCTCCTGTATAATAAAGATTTAAGGCTGAGTGATTGTCTCCTTCGTGAATGGGGCATCTACAAAGCACCATCTTATCTGTCATTCTGTAATCTTCAACGCCCAGCACTTCCAATAATTTTTCAATATCATCACAAGCTAGGTCGCACAAATTTTTAAGTTGCGTTTGACTATACGAAGTCGATTGTTTCATCAGACTGTTCATTGATTATAAACCCATCATTTTTAGAGGAAATATTGTTCTTAATTTCTAATTTAGTATTACCTTCAGTAATTTTTGCACACCAACCTTCCATATGACAATTGATATAGTCATTGTCATCCAATCCTCCACCATGTCTACTAATCACTGGAATTAGTTTTCTATTTCCAGCTTCTGGTCCATCTTCTGCAATTTCTTCATCAGATTTTCTTTTGAATATTGTAAAATTACTACATAACCATATGATTCTATCCGAGCCGCTGGCTGTATCTGTTGATTCTTTCGTGATACCATCTCTGTTTAATTGTATAAAAGAAACAATCGGTACTTTATATTTATTTGCTAAGTTATGCAAAGATGTCATCATGAAACCGAGCACTTGATATTCTTTCATGTCTTGAGAAATGCCCTGGCTATCCATAAGTTTCAAATAATCATAAAATATCACGCAGTCTTTAGCAGTTCCATCTGAATTGAGACCCACATCTTTTACAAGCCATCTTTTTATGACAGACAACTGCTCATCAAACGGTTTGCCAGAAATAGATTTATAATAAAGTTTAGATTCTTTGAGTTGTTTGGCTGCTTCTAGAATCTTAGTCTTTTGCATTTCGCTATTAGCAAATTTTCCGGTCTCAATTTTATTAATTTCTATTGATGAAATCATGGCTAAAATTCTATGTATATGGTCTTCATGGGACATTTCTGTATCTAGATTCAAAACAGGGATTTGTAATTTCGAAGCTATATGAAAACCCATATTATCAGACAGCAAAGTTTTACCGGTTTTTGGTCTTGCTGCAATAACATTAACCGTACCTCTTCTCAAGCCTCCTCCTATAGATTGATCATAGATTGGAAAGCCGGTTGAGATACCGACATTGGTAACAGGATTGCTGATTAAATAATCGATGTGTTCATCAACAGTATCTCCGATATGTATTGGCTGATTTTCAGCATCAGAAACAGAGGATCCAAAATCAAACACCGTATCTTCTGCTATAGCTAAAATTTTACCAACACTTTCTGTACCTGTAAGATCTCCTATCTTCTTACCAGCAAGTTCTAGTTTTCTTTTAAGAGTTCTTGCTATTTCTAATTTTTTAAGAGTAGCAGCAAACTTTCTCAGATTTTCTGACTCTACAGGAAAATCTATAAGAGATTTTAAATGCTCGCTTTCGCTTTTGCCAGCAAGTACGGTATCGCAACCTAATTGCTTTGCGGCAGAATATATTGATGGAACATCTATGGTTTTTGTATCAGACTCTTCATAAATTTGCTTTATACACTTATATATAATACTATTGGTTGATATAGTAAAACTATTTTCCGAAACAATATCAGAAACATCCAAATAAACATTTTCACCATAAGTAATAATACCAGCTAAAACAGCTCGTTCTGCGGCAGGATCTGATAACATATTTATCCTAGATTGGGGTTTGACTTAGTTTTTTGTATAGAAACAAGAACGTCAGATAAATTTTTTAAACTATTTGCCATATAAGATAGTCTGTCATTTCTTTGTTTCGCATATTTTTTTATTTGATTCAGAGCGTATGCTTTTTCGTTATGTTTAATAGCTTGTAGGGATTTTTCTACGTAGCCATATCCTTTATAATTATTGATTTCGTCGGCTATAGTTATTTTAATTTCTTCTTCAGCCCAGTTGTATCGAGCTATTTCTCTATTAATAGTTCTTTGCAGATGGAAAACAAATTGAGATAGTCTATATGCTATTTGTCCACAATCGGGAGGTGTTAATTTTTCTAGATCGTCCCTGTTCATTGTAAGATAAGTGTTGAGTTCCTGTTCAGGCAAAGCGTCTCTACTATACTTCGGTAATCCGACGCTTGACTCGTATTCATCAAGAATTTTATCCCAATATTCTACTTGTTCTTTGGAAGTTTTACTCATGTATGTTCAGCCTTTCACCCCATTGTACCACAGATTCGTCATAAGGCAAGTCAATAATTTTGATATCATTGATATCGCACCAATCCCTTTTTTCCCTATCCCTTCTTTTATGTTTCATAAAATTTAACTGTGTGCCATGAAAAAATGGAATGAACTTATAGTGTTGCTCACCATTTACTTCAATACACAATTTTAGTAATGGTACATAAAAATCTAAAAATAAAGTAGTACCATATCTTAAAGGTATGCCGACTTCCTCCAGTATCTGCATGGTAGGAAAAGTATCTTTAATTAATTGACGAGCTTTGAGATGCAGATCAGATTTATTTTTCATCTGACCTTTTGCGATATGTCCAGTTAATGACCAATTTTGAGTATTGCCGTCTAAATCTACAATTTGCATACTAAATGCCCATAGTTGTTTTTACTTCTTGCCAAAGAGAATCATAAAGCTCAGGATTTCCAGATAGATAATCTATTGCTTTTTCCATGCCTTGAAATTTTGGTTTATCTTCAATAGAAGAGTATGTGTACCAAGCGCCCCCCTTAGAAATTAAACCCAAATCTACTGCTAACTTAAATAGTTCGGCATTTTTATCTATCCCCGTGCCATACCTAATAAAACTACTAATACTACCCCCAGGCGGACCAAGAGCCGAGCACAACACTTTCCAAACCACCTCTTGACCTATCTGGTTTTTATCGTCTTCTTTTCCAATCGACCAAGCCTTAAAATATTCTGCTCTAATTTTGATATCTGTTTGATAAGCAATAGCTTGTCCGCTTTTTTCTTTCCATTCTACATTACCATATCCAGGATTACCCATTAAATGCGTAATACCGATCACTATATTTTGATTAACAGGAATAACATTCGCCACTTTTCTGCAAAACTTAGCTAATAATTTTGCACCATCAGCTCTTTGCATTTTATCCATACCGGAAGTAATCTCAGCTTCCGTACATAAAGCAGAATATGAGTCTATGATAACTATAGAGCCAGGTTCCTCATTGATAATTCTTTCTGCAATTTGAAGATATTCTTCTGCATGCAAAATTTTGCCAGTTTGAGAACCTATAATATTAAATCTGTCTAAGTCTAAATTAGGTATCCCTTGAATGTCTCTCTTCTTTAATCTACCTTCTATGTTCAGGTAATACACTTGTCTGCCCTTAGCAAAACTTCCGTGAGCGTATTCTGGCTTTTGCGCTGTGGCAGCAAAGTCTAGCGATGTGGTAGTCTTGCCGCATTTAGGTTGTCCCGTAAATACTATAAAACTTCCTTCCGGGATACCACCTCCTAAAACAATATCTAGCGAAGGACTTACAGGAATCACAATCTGCTCTCTGTCTACTACAGAATTGCCCGATACAACAATGCCGTCGCCAAACTTTTTATTAACATCGTCTTTAATTTTCGTCATTGTCTATATCCTCTAGTTTATCTAAAATACTACTTTTATTATTGTGTTTTCTATAAGTGTTGACCGCATTTCTTACCAATTTTTTAGTTAAAGTCTGATTTTCCTTCTCCACCTCAAGAACTTTCTCTTCTATAATCTGTATCAGATGAGGTGCTCTCAAGGAAAAAATCTTTTGTGCTCTGTAGTCATTCAAAGCTCGAATGACAGGCTTCTCTCCATACTTGCTAATCAGTTTGTTGGCTGTGGCTATTTGATTACGGAAAAATCTAGACCATTCCTTATTCAGCCAAAAACGATAATAAAGATCCTTTTTATCTTTAACCGCTTTGTGTTCACACACTATTTCTGTAACGTACTGAGCAGCAGTTACTTGAGATTGTGAATATTTAGAATTGTATTTCATTGCTTTGGTAAATCAACGTCTTTAGCCGCTTCTGCTAAAGATTTATTCAAATGCTCTTTAAACTTGTCTATAAAAGGCTTATAGTCTTCTGCTACAGCAACAGGGATGATGTATCTGTCGTCTATCGCTTCGACACAACCCAACTCTTTTTTCTTATGATCTGTTGCTATTACTTGATATTGTACAGTAATGATTATCTCGTGGAGACAATTTTCTTTATCTGGAACGCCTCTTTCCTGATTTCCTGAATCCTTATTAAAGAAATCGGCATATTGCCCTTGATCAAAGTTGTAATTGCTTTTACGCAATTCTTCTAAGATATTAGCAATATGTTCTTCATCAGTAATATATTTTTGATTATCATCCTGATGATCCGGAGCATCTGTTGCATTTGTATCTGTCATATGAACTCACTAAACTTGGACTAACTTTTTCTTTTTTGCCACATATTCTACACGTTACTTGAACAGGTTCAAATTCTCTGCTTCTCTCTATTGGCGCTACATTTTCATGAAGTTTTTTATCAATGTCTGCATCTTCTTTATGCATCTTGAACTCTGACATTTGTAAAAATTTATTTGTTCTAGATGGTTTTGTGTTAGAACTATTGTTTGATCCATCTTCGGTTACATCAAGTAATGAAGACAGTAAAGATATTAGCTCTTTAACCTGTTCTGGATTTTTTTTGAGTTTTTCTATATCCATTATTTATTCTTTGGTCTAAAAATGTGAGAATGATTAACAGTGGTCGGTTGGTTTTTTTTTCTTAAATCATCAGCAAGCATAGAATCATTTTTGGTCATAATTCTAGCATTGTTAGAACTTTGTTTATTTTCATTAATTGTTTCTGTGTTTGCATTACTGATTTGTGTTGTAAGATTTTTATCTTGTATAATAGTTTCTATTTGTTTTTTAGATAAGTTTAAATCCTCACAAATAAAATCAATATTTTTTCCTGAAGTATACAGATATTCAACAGCATATGTCTGTGCTTTACTAATCTTAGGCATTAAATCATCTCTCTTTCAGCTTGCAGAAGCCATTTGGTATTTTTAGTTTGTAGGTATTTTTTATACATATCAAAAACAATCATGTTGGTAGTTTTAAATTGATACGATTCTTTAATTAATCTTTTTTTTGCATGAGTAAACTCTTCTGAAACCGATAGTTGAGAGTACGGATCGAGCAATTTACCATAATTCGACACTTTTACATAATATAAAACAGTGTTATGTAGGTGGGTTTGTTTTGCCACAGAGTTCGTGTCTGTTGAACATCTATAGTTGTTGTTCTCATCTATAAATTCACTATCTTGTTCAGCACAAAAATATAATGTACTGTTTTCCTTAATCGTGTCTTTGCTAATCTTTATTGTATGAAATGTCATTTTTGCCTCATTGAAGTCATACCGTTAGGTAGTTTAAATCCTGTGTAATCATCTTTATATGCATTATGTTTTTTGTGTAAGTGGGCTTTCTCATCGTTACTCATTCTGTCTCTATTTCTATTAGCTAAATCACCTATAGTATTTAATTCATCGTCAGTTTTAATGATTGAGTTGGTTAATCCTCCCAGATCATCCTGATATGATCTTCTCATCATAGAAGCACATGAGCACTCTATAGTATCCTTATAGTCTTTAAGGCTAAAAAATATTTCTGTTTTCAGTCCGCAATGATCACAAATGTAAGTGTACTCTGGCATTACTTTATTTCTCTATGTATAAAAGATAATATTCTTTCATTTTTTGTTCTGAGAAAATCGATATACTGTTTAAAAATAGAGTGTGGAACTTTGGTGAATATTGTTTCTGACTTACAAACAGAATCTATATATGTATTTGTTCTTTTGGATTTAATCGATAGTTTTTCTACTGGATTAAAAGGCTCTTTGTCTGTGTATGTTCTAATGTAATAATCGTATTGATCAACAAGCTTGGAATGATCAGGTAGCTTTTGCTTGACCTTCTTTGCCATAGCCTTGTCTTTTTGATCCCCATCTAATAGAGGATAGCCTGCTGGATCGTAATTATCATGTAAGCCATTTAAAGTATAGAATGTTGTATCTTCTGTGTGTTTTTTAATGCTAAATTTCATAGATTATAGCCAGATATATACTGTTGCCATTTTTCATTAGTTGTGCCATTACCTATAGTAATCAAATGTTGATACCACGGCAAGTATTTTATAGAGAAAGACGGCTTAAGAGGCTCGTTTATCAATGTCATATTAGCCTCTTTAGGGGTTTTATTTCCTTTTCTTCTGTTACATTTAGAGCAAGCCGTTACAATATTGGTCCAATTTGTTGCGGATCTTGTATCTACAAATCTTGATTTAGGCACTACATGATCATAAGTAAGATGATTATGAGAAAATACATTACCGCAATATTGACAAGTATAGTTGTCTCTAGTGAATAAATTTTTGCGAGAAAAAACTATATTGTATCTTTTGTGCAACTTGAAATATCGGACGGTTTTGGCGACAGCTGGGATTGGAAATCTTCTATTAGCACCAATAATATATTCATTACTATAGTAATCAATAATTTCTATGCCTTGATTTTTTTTATACTTATATTTAAATGACCAAGTAATTGCTTTTTGCCAATTAATAATACCTATAGGAGAATAATCAGCATTAAGTATTAAACAATCTTTATGCCCACACATTATTTATAACCTATCAACTATATCACCGATAATGGGATTTCTGACAATATCTGAAATTTCTAGCTCAGAAAAACCAATATTATTAACACCTTGTAATCTAGTTATTATATCGGAGAAACCTTGCCTCTGATTATAAGCCAAATCCGATTGCTCCAAATCACCCGTCAATACCATTTTACTATCAATACCAATTCTTGTCAAAAGCATTTTCAACTGATCATATGAAGCATTCTGACATTCATCAGCTACTATAAAAGCCTCATGAAAACTTCTGCCACGCATTAAACCTAAAGGCACCACTTCTATTTGTCTTGTGTGTTTAAGTTTCTGGAAATGTTGAGCTTTCAGAAAATAATCAACCTCATCAAATAAAGGCAATAAGTAAGGATGTAATTTCTCTTCTGCTGTACCTGGAAGGAAACCTAGTCTCTCTCCAGCTTCTACAACAGGTCTGGTAATGACAATCTTTTTTACTTTAAAATCAAGCAAATATTCTAAAGCCATTCCAATAGCTATATGGGTTTTGCCGCTACCAGGAACCCCCTGACAAAAAGTAACGGTATTTTCTGCAACGGTTCTTATATAATCTTTTTGATTAATAGATCTTGGCTTAAGTCTATTTTTAAAACCAATTACAATGTCTTCAGGTTTATCAAAAACATCTTGTTTGTTTGTGTTATTGTTCTGATTCAGGACACTAAATTTGGTATTGTTTTGTTTTTTTCTTTTTCTCAATGTTATACCTCACGGAATAAAGGATTAGATCAAACATGCTCCACCAGCACAACTAATTTCCTCTATTCCCACGGTATTGTCCTCTGTTTCTAATAGTTGTGTATAATCAACCTTAGCAAAACTATCATATAAATCTGTATATATTTTCCAATTATATACATCTTTCATACAATACGTCAATCGTCTTATATCATTTTCAAAATACTTTCTCGCAAACCTCCTCATTTTAAGAGAAAATAATTTTTTATCATCGGTGTCTTTATCTGTTTCTTGATTTAGAGTAATATAGTCACAAGCTGACCATAGATTGTTATCAAAAGCATTAAGGCCCAGCTCAATTAAACCAGAACACCATAATGCCGGATCTCCATACTCTTTAACTATTTCGCGGCTAGTTAGCACAGTTGTAAATGGCGCTTGAGGATAGTCTTTATCTCCACTTTGAGGAATAAGACTGATACCTGCAAAATATTTACGATTTTGATAGATATATTTTGTTACGTCTTCCCACTCATCAGGTTGTACAGTCACGGTATTGCTAACATTATGACTAAGAAAATCTTGCGTACATAATGATCTGTTTTTACCAGACTGAACCCAATTCTTTTGTGTGTCTTTGACAACAGACAACATTTCTACTGCTGGTAATTGATTTTTTAATTTAGAACCATCTGGCACTTCAATGGGAAATTTAATAACCTCATCGGTGTTGTTGGCAGACCATGACGACTTTTCACAAGCCTGTGGATTGTAGCTCTTAAAGTATTGATATGGAGGCTCAAGAATATTGGCCTGAACATGTCTAATGTATCTTTTTGCATGATGAGGATGAATCCCAGAACTTGTACCAAGCATAGAACTACTTGTACCTTCTGGTTTTAAACAGGTGACTCTGGCTGCTTGATTAATACCAATTTTTTTAGACAACTCTTTGTTGGTATCAACAGCGATTTTTGCACCAGCTTTTAAAACTTTTTCTGTTAGTACTAGATCATGTTTTTCCATAATTCCAGTTAATGAAACACCTAATAGTGCTTCTCTATCAAAGATAGACTTGCTGACTTCACCTAAATAATCTAGATCAGTAAATCCCGCTTGTAGTGTTCCAATAATAGCAGCTGCTTTGCATCTTTCATAAAAATCATCTTCATCTGTTACGGAGGAACAGTTGATAGTAGACAGATTACAACCTTGCCATCCTGACTTACCTGTTTTTTCATCAACAGGCCACATACCTACCTCAACGCAAGGATTAAAAGTCATTTCTGTAGAATCGCTCCAGATAAATCCTGGCTCACCAAATTCTTTAACAGACTCCATAAGATTTTTAAAATCTTCATAGGATGTGTCATCTTTTAATAGTAGTGCAGAGTTATTGCTTCTTGCTCTTTGAGGATTTTCTACGTACCAATTGCCTGTCTTGGCTTTTGCCATCTCCTCATCATCGGCACTAAATAGCGCTAATGACGCACTTCTACGCACCCCACCAGATAGTACAGCATCGCTGCTGTGCATAATAATATCATAAGCATCAATCGGTCTGAGCTTTTTTTGGCCATTTTCAATACACTTGTCTAAAAGTTCTCTAATTTTTTCTAAACCATTTTGCAGTGGTTCGAAACCGGGGGCTTTGCCAACACCAGAAGATAGCTGGGCTCCTTTTTTACGAATATTACTATAGTCAAAAACTACATATTTATCCCTATATTCTGCAAAACGGGACTCGCTAGGTTTATTAAAATAGGAACTTAATAAAATTCCTAAAGAATCAGCCCAGCCCTCAATACTATCTTCTATAATATGTTTTACACCTTTACGCTTATCTTTTTTCTCTTGTGATAAATTTGGTAATTTAGCAACATGATGCTTTTGAACACTAAAACCCGTACCGCTACCGCAAAGCAATAACCAAAAACATTCCTGAAAAAATCTTAAGCGGTCGCAATAAGAGCTTGTGCAATTATAAATTTTAGCATGACGTTTTAATATAGGTTCTCCGCCAAATTGCAATGCTCTTTGACTTCCTAAAACCTTCTTTTTAAACATTAGATCGTAAGCCCAGTTTATATCTTCTTTTATTTGCTTGTCTTCATACATGATATTCATCATGTTTCTAACACGATCAACGGCCTCTTTCCAAGTTTCTCTTCTGTTTTCTATTTCAATCCACCTAGCATATTTACTGACAAATGTGTAATTTTGTAGCTCTTGAAGACTTGACATATTAAAGCTTCCTATTAACCAGATAAAGTAACGATATCATAATAATTGAACAGTACAGACCATCTGTAGAGTTTATACGACCTTGCGACGAGAACACATAATATAGAGATAGAATATTTATTATGTATGGCATAAGATCGGCATTAAATAGGTAATTAATTATATTCAATTATACACCAGCGGCCTTGTCTATTAAATCTTTCATCCACATCAAATCCATTTTTGTTTTTTCTATTTTAATACCAGTTTGGTGTACAAATAAATCAAATTTTTCTTTAGCTTTTTGATCAAAAAGTTTAGTGCCATGTTCATCAGACATTACTACTTTGATCACACCCTCTTGCCACAGAGCCATGATGCAATCATTACAACATTGTCCAGTGACATATGCAATGCCATTATCGGGCCTTATGACACAATTAGATAAAGCATTCCTTTCAGCATGAATCATCCAATCGTATTTTTCTGGACGAGAAGTAGGTAGAGATGAATCATCCATTCCTTTGGGAAAACCATTATAGCCAACACCAAGTATTCTATGCTGCTTGTCGGTAATAACACAACCGTGTTGGGTGTGTATGTCATGACTACGTTGAGAAACAACTTTAGCCAGTCCCAAAAAATAATTTGTCCAGTTAGGTCTCATACCATTATTGTATCAGAAGTAACGGGCGTGTCAATGGTGTTATTTTGTATTTTTTAGTTTGTGAATTTGCGATACTCATGAGGTTTTTTATGGACAATGTATGGATTATATTTTGCATAAATATCATCAATAGATATTTTAGAATCTTTTGTAGTACTAAAATTTGCTATTATAGAATTGTCTTGATAATATTTTCTAATGTATTTAGTAAACATATGACAGTTTTCATCGTAATTTAATTTTTCATATGTGTGCAACAAAAGAGGGACCATATAATCATAGGGATAACCATGGGCTGTTTGAACAACAATTTTCAAAAAATTCTCAAGAAGATACATAAAAGACTGCAAATTACTGTCACCAGTATTGTATAAACACACTCCGCCATTAATATGATTAACAATTAAAGATAGTTCATCTGGGGGGTTGTAGACACAGCCCATATATTTGCTCCCCGATACCCAGAAGCCATTGGCATGTAAACAATATTCATTTATTTTATTTAGCCAATTTTTTCTCAAAAAACAATCACTTTCTAAAAATAAACATGTATTATAAAATTGACACAATTCGAATACTCTAAAAAAAGAATAATTAGGACCAGATTTATCTCCGTGTGTAAAATCATAGTCAGGATTTTTTCTGTTACTGTGAGATCCAGAGAAGTAAAAATCTTTATTTTTAGGTATTAGAATTGACTTAATAGCAACTTTTTTAAAAAACTGTTTAAGACAGTCATAATCAAAAGTATTTGGATGATTTTTATTGACAAAAAAGATTAGATCTATGGTTTTTGCTATATTTTTATCTAAAGAAGATAAGTTTTGTAATTGATCTATGATGTGTTGTCTTAATTCTTTGGATTCTACACCAGTACTTAGCAACACTATGGCTTCTAGTCGGTTTTGGGGTGGGCGCAGTGCTGATGGGTCTATGTAAGAATTATAATCAAGCATTATACCATTCAATAGTTTTGCTTAAACCATCCATTAAAGTTGTTTGATTTTGCCATTTTAATTCTTGCCTTGCCCTAGATATATCAAGCATTCTTTTGGGTTGTCCATTAGGCTTGCTGGTATCCCACTCTATCATGGACGTATCAAATTTCATAATATTGCATATTGTATAGACAAGATCTAAAATAGATATTTCTTCTCCACTACCTAAATTAATAATATTTGAACTATCAACGTCAATCCCTTGCACAATAGCCCTAGCAGCATCTTCAACGTAAAGAAATTCCCTAGTTGCGCTACCATCTCCCCACACAGTTAGTTTTTCATTATTTAGTTTACATTTATGAATTTTTTTGATTAGAGCTGGGATTACGTGGCTCGAATTATCGTCAAAATTATCGTTTGGACCATATAAATTAGTGGGTATGAGCACTAAACTATTTAAACCATATTGTTGTCGATAGGCATCTAGCATCACATATAAAGATTTTTTGGCTATGCCATATGGGGCGTTTGTTTCTTCAGGATACCCTAGCCATATATCATCCTCTTTAAATGGTGTTTGACAATATTTAGGATAAGAACAAACTGTTCCAACTAAAATAATTTTATTCGTATTGTATTTTCTGCAATTTTCTATAACATTAATACCCATACTCATATTGTTATAAAAATACACACCTGGATTTTGTCTATTGGCTCCTATACCCCCACAAGTTGCAGCCAGATGTATTACTGTACTTGGATTATGTTTAGAGAAAAGTTTTTCGCATTGAGATTGTTTAGTCAAGTCATACTCTTTGCTTCTGGGAACGACGACATGATTCATATCATATCCGCACATTTCTAATCTTTTACACACAGCCTTTCCCAGAAAACCATGGCCTCCTGTAACTATAATTTTATTCATTAAAATACCTTTCTGAATTTATGCTTTTATCATCAATATATAAGTCATATTGTGGTTTATTCATTTTTAATTCGTGATATTTAGCAGACCATGTCCTTAATTGATTTTCGGTAATTTTTCTCCAATCAATTGCTGTCATAGTACCTCTTGCTGTCCAATAAACTATAGTATGACCATCATCATAAAGCTGATTAATTTTATCTATCCTGTTTGGAAGTGGCTGCGCCAATTCATAGTTTCTGTCAGTAGGAGTAACACATATAGTTTCATCAATATCTACGTATATAATCATATTTCATAGTATCATAAAAAAACCCACCTGCAAGGGTGGGTTCTGTTTTGTGATGTATAATATGTTATTTGTTATTGTTCAGCTTGTTATAGACCATAAGGGCCACAACACCACCCCCTATACCAAACAATATACCAGAAGGAGCTAATCCATTAGCCATACCCAAAAGATAAGCAACTGCACCGCCCATATATGAGCCTACAACACCAAGAAAAACAGTTTGAAAGAATCCCATTCTCTCTTCACCTGGCACAATAGCCTTAGCAACTGTACCAACAACAATACCATAAACACACCATATCAATAAGCTAATCATTTAATTGCTCCATTAAGAGTTGTAAATCTTGTTTATTCAATGATTTTCCTATATCTAATAAATTATTGGATATAAGATCTTTATATTCTTTATACACTTCTTTGCCTAAATGTTGTCTTAGAACTTTTCTAATTCTAAGTTTAGTATACCACCCTCGACGTTCCGATAATTCTTTTAATCGTTTTTGCAAAGCGTCTACTTTATCGGCCTCGCTGAGATTTTTATTTTTATCACACTCTTGCAATATTCTAATAAAAGTCAATGTAATACCAATAATCATAATAATAGTAATAATTCCATACTTTTCAGTATCTACATCTTTAACTACATCGCTAGCAATTTCATTAATTCTATCTGGATATTCTTTCATAGTTATTAATCCATTATAATTTCTGTTAAACCCGACCCATCTGATTCTGGCTCACAATAACCACAATCAACTTTTTCTATTCCGTCACCACTTATGTACCATCCTTTACCCTTACACACGGGACAATCTTTACGTTTGTATTTTTCAATAACCGGTGTTGAATTTGCTCTTATAATACCACCAGCAATTGTAACAGCTGCTGTGGGTGAAATTTCAGTTGTGGTTAAAGATATTGTACTCGATATTAATATAATTGATCCTAATAATATTTTATTCATTTTTTAGTCCATTTATCTAACAGGTCTAGTAAAGGTCTTCTTCTTTTACCACGATCAAGCGGGGGTACATTCCCCTCTGACGGTTTAAAAATTTTGATAATTGCTAAAATAAAATTTGTAATAATAGCAATTAATCTGTTTAATGCAAGTTTATCTAAAAACCTCATTGAACAACCCTTTCTTATAGGTAACTATCAAACCCATAGTCTGGTAGTTTTTGTGGAGGAAATCCGTTAAAGTCACTAAAGGCATAAGCTCCGTTTTGCCTCAACATACCTTCGGCCACATCGGCGTGTATTAAAAATGACCCATCAGGAATAGGTCCCCATTCTGGATGGCCTCCATCGTTCCATTTACCCCAGCTATTTTGGACCAGAAAGGCTGGTTCTCCATTAGTATCATCACAGGCTGTCCATGCCATCGCGTGGGCCCAGCTGCCAGATTTACGGGCAAATCCCTTAGAGTCTCTACGATTAGAAAATCCATAACCAGAACATACACTTAAGCCATACCCATTGGCTAATGCATCTCTAGCCTCTTCTACCGTTTTTATTAGCGATACTGTTCTTATTTGATGGTCATCTGCTTTATCTATTACTTTATCTGGCAAGCCTCTAGAGCCCCACTTCGCCCCCATACTGCCATTATACTTACTGAAATCAGCAATACCAGGATAATTTTTTCTAACTAATATACCACCAGTTTTACTAACGAATTGTGCGGCACGACTACAACTCATTCCTTGGCCACCATGACCTCTACAGCCATAAATAGCTTCTGTAGCACCTCTTGCTACCCAACTTTCTTTTTGTCCTTTTACATCTATTTCTACTGCTCGTGTTAAATCACACCCGTTGCGGGTTGCGTGTGAAACACAGTCACCTGTAGTTTGCCTTTCTATGTAAGCGTTTTTATCAAATTTCAACACTGATTTGAAAGGCGTTGATAATTTACCCTTACCGCTATTTTTAATTTTTTTAGAACCGTCTTTAAAATAAGCGTATTTGCTGGTTTCCATGAGTTCGTCATAGATGTGCTGCTCCCACAGACAGCCACTATAGCCTTTTTTATATTCTCTATATAATTGATCAGGAGTCATTCTTGGCATTATTTACTACCTTCTAAAAAAGACCACGATAGCGCAAGGAAAGCCTCCGAGCTTTTTAGCCTTAAATCATCACTTAAAGTAACGTTTTCAGAACCAATCATAAATTTAATTAATTCATCAGCAGCAGCAGATAATCCTTCATACTTATTTTTTAATTTAAGTCCAAGCATAGGTCCAGCAATTTGATTTGCTTGTCTAATATCTTCGGTTCTGCTAATGGTCTTGATTTCCCCATCTAAAGATACAAGAGTAGCCATATCATAATATAGTCTAGACAACCTCATAATATCTTTTTTATCTGATGTTGGGCCTTGTCTTAGAATATCTACAATATTATTGCATAGCTCTAAAACTTTTTCATCTGTTGGTTTATCTACAACAAAACTATCAGCAATGACACTTGGTTTTATAACTGTGATAAAATTATCTAAGTTTGGTTTAAATAAGCCAAGCAGTATTAAAATACTAGCTATAACTAATAGGATTTTCTCTTTTGACATTATTTTCTTCCTTAGGTATTAAATGAGGGAACATTTGATCAGCGATATCAACAGCCTTGTCTGCGCCATATTGTTCGGCTAGATCTTTTGTTTCTTTCCAGCTTTTTATGAGCTTAAAAAACAGTTCACTGTCGTTATAAATTTCGTCTGCTGGCTTATTGTCATCAACAGAAATAATATCGTTTAGTTTAGGTGTCGATCTAATTATTTTACCAAATAACTCTTGAACTGAACCTAATCTATCTTTAAATAACACGTATAAAACAATAGCTACGCCACCATATAAACACCAATCAAGTGCGCTGGGCATAGCTCCGAAATTATCTATATTCATAATTATTTATTCCTTATGATACTGTGAAAGTTGCTTATAAAATTATCTACTACTATTGATTCATTTTGAGTTGTAGCCACATTGTCAGCAAATACGCCTATGTTTCTAAAAGTTGTTACCATAGCATCTATAGCCGAGCTTACAAAAAGCATTAGAAGTTGCTTGATATAGCTTTTAAACCATGCTTGAACTATTGTAGGAATCCAAGGCAGTAGAACAGTGTTAAACACTTCATCATAAAATTTATTAATCAGCTCTAACGCCAAAGCCTTTTTGTCTGGACTACTTAGGTCTTTTCCGATATTTTCAATAATCTGGATAACAGAAGCAGTTAATAACTGCAAAACCTTCCATGCTTCTGAAACAGCAATTTTTTTAATCTCTCCTGCTGATTTCTTGCTTTCATCAATTATTTTTTGAAATTCTTGACGAATTAGATCTTTAGTGTTCATTTTAGCCTCATATTAATATGTGTAGTTTGATATCTTCAAAATTTACCTCGCCAATTCCGTCAATATTGATTAATTCTTCTAGCGACTGAAACTCTCCATGAGATTCTCTATACAAAATAATTTTTTTAGCAGTTATTGGGCCTATATGGGGGAGCTGTATTAATTCTCCTACGCTTGCTGTGTTTATATTAATTTTTACATGTACTTTGTCTATGCCAACATAATCTTTAATATCTTCTTCAGCTTCTTCTATTTCTTTTCTTCTTGTTTTCTCATACTCTATTTTTTCTTGCTTACGGCTTTTTATGTATCTGTAAAAAATAGTCAGCTGACCGCCTATCAGGATGATACTTTCAACACCATGTGTAACAATTTCTATTAGCTCATCTTTGGTGTCATTTTCTTGAATTATTCCAAATAAAAATAATCCACTAAATATAAAACTTACCATAGTGAACCAGAATTCACTTGTTTTATAGCCAGGTTTTCTCATGATATAGCTCCAGATAGCAACAATATATATTACACCAAATTAAGGAGCTATATATTCTTCAAAAAATCGTTGCTCTTTATTGCCGTGATGGCCACAACCTTTATAATCATCGTGATAATGATGGCTATATCGATTACTAAAAAAGGTAAATCCGAAAATGTCAAACGGTATGTTTTCTTTTTTTAGCCAAAATAAAGTAGCTATTCCTGTACTAGGATTAGGAATCTTTGTTGTTAACTCTAGAAAATACGTTTCAGGAATATAGATAGCTTTATCTTTGTACGCAGCAAACATTTCTTTGCTTGTCGCGCCATATTGTTTAAAAACTCTATTGATATTTAATGGGATAGGGCATATCATTTGTTCGTACTCCTTATCTTCTCTAAAAGGAACACGGAAATGCATAGCGTTAGACCACAAGGTAGTTTTTTTTCCTGTGTGTTTGGCGAACTTGTCACTGATATCAAACGTATTCATACGAATAACAACATCGTAGGAATCAATGAGTGCGCCTTCTTCTGCGTCTAAAATATTACCACCATTACCGACTACAGCAACCTTATGGGCTGCCACCATCGACGGTATCTCCCGTAACATAATATCCTGTTTCATCGAATTTTCCTGTTAAAGTAGATTCTACGGTTGTGTAAGCTGGAGTATTGCTTACATAATCATCTACTGTGTATGTTGTTCCCGATTTAGAAACATATACCACAGCAGTTCCATGTTTTGGAATTTCTCTAGTCGAATCAATATTTTGGCAAACATCGGTGGTACTTACAATAGCCATAATTACTCCTTATTAAATATAATAGTTTCAAAAATTATATACACCAGTTTTGTTATATCAAAAAATTATCCAGAAGGTGACACGTAGTCTGTATCCAAAATATCCTGTAATACTGAGGTTACTGCTGAATCGATATTACTAGAAAATGTATCTGTTGACGAGTCAATTTCTATGCTCTCTTCTTCCAATAGATTCTTCACAAATGTTGAGCTTTGTGTTTTATTTCCATCTTCATAAGCTTCTATATCTTTATCCATAATGTTTTTTGTGTTGGTGGAGATCGTAGTAATACGGGCTGCTGTTGAGGAGTCTAAATCAGTGGAAGGATCTATGGAGGAGACATCTTTCTGAACAGACACTAGAATGTTCTCGGTTTGGTTATTAAAGAATGTCTCTGCACTTTGTAAATTACTAGTTTCAGCAATAATTTGTTTGGCTACGGCAGATAGTATTGTTTCTGTCGTTGAGCCACTAATCGCAACTTTACTAGCTTCTGTAAGAGCTTGTATTCTTTTTTCTAATTTTTTAACATCATTAATAGTGTCAGGATTGTCAATTACAGTATCATTGCCACTGCTATCTAATAAAGAATTTATATTTATATTAAAAATACCAGATATTTTACTTGTAATTTCACTGTCACTACTGCCTTCAGATTTCATGAAGTATTGTATACTAGAAATAGGAGAAGCTACTATTTTTTTACCAATACTGAATTTACTATTATTGAAAGGGTAATAGTTTTTAAAGTTTGTAGATTTACCGTCTTTATCAAGAGTACCTGATGAGCTTTCTACAATAATAGCGTCTGGACTATTTTTTCTGAGATTAAATAAATCTGCGTTTGATAATGTTCCGCTTGTGCTAGACGTTGTTTTAAAAGATGTTTCCGTACCATCTTTGATGTATTTAATAGAAAAATTAGAAGATAGCCCATCTTGATTTAGAATTGCTGCGGGTGTAGGGGGCGATATGTTTTGTGAAGTAGAGTTGATATCTATACTAACACACTGCTTAGCATTGCCATCTGATCCTATTATTACCAGATCATTGACTATAGAGTTTCCTAATTTAATTGGCATAGTTTAAATTAACTTATAAAGTAAATTGTATTACTGTCTACAGAAGACAAACCGTCAAAATCTTCTTGACTAATCTGCACAATATTATTCACCGATGCTCCTCCACCAGCTATGCCGGTACTACTAATTACAACGTCATCACCGCCAACTTGTAATGCTGCATAAGTTCCGCTGTTAGGAACATCATTCGTTCTTCCTGGACCTAAAACAATGATTTTACCTTGAGAAGAATCCTTCCTTAACACCCTACCCATATTTTGTACTAATTCATTTAATCCTGTTGGTCTAATATCTGTCAATCCTCCGGTCGGATCTACGTAAACAGTATCTCCAACATCAAAGCTATTAGTGTTTAATTGACTAGCAACACCAAAAATATCAACAGTTCCTTCATCTCCACTATCGAGGGAAGATGTTAATAATCCAATTGCTGGCATTTTGGAAGGGTCGTTTGCTATAGCAGGTGCGATTGAAGCTTTTCCGTTAGCACTAAAATATCCAGAAACATACACGGGGGTTCCTATATTGATCGTAGAACCGGTTTCGTTTTTACAATCAATCGCTATAGCATGGGTGTCTAGATTAAGATCTCCTCCGAGAATTGGAGCACCATCTTGAGAAATACTAGATATCCCACCTCCCGCACCACCTACCAAACCGCTTAAACTAGCCCATGTAGTTGAGCCATCTCCAATTTTTAATGTTGATGTGTCTATTGCAAATGCAGGTTCGCCACTAGCTAAAACCTTGCCAGAAAATTCTGCATTGTTGCCTCTACGAAATTGAATAGTTGTATATCTTTTATCTGCTGACATAATTTTATCTTTCTATTCTTTTTTCTAATGTTTCTAGAGTTTTGCTTAGTGTTGCTATTTGAACTTTTAGTTCAGTCATTACTTCAGTATTTTTTTCTAAAGCTTTAAATAAAATTCCAGTATCTTCTTTGTGGCTATCAAGCCTCTCCATAATAAACTGCCTATCTTGAGCATATTGACTGGATTGAGCACATCTGTTTATCATATCTTCTACATCTTTCCTATTAACTAAATTTTTCACAAATGTGGTCCAAAAGCCGATCAGTGCAATAATAATACTAAGCATGGAAGTTGTTAAATTTTCCAGAAAACTTCCTAATGTATTTGGATCTGACATATAAGCCTCCAATAAGATAATAAAAAACGCTAATAGTTTTTACACCATTAGCGTCTTTGTTATAATTAGTTATATAACTTAAAAAACATTAGCCGTTTTTAGCTTCATAGTCATCAAGAACAGGAACTTTTGCTCCAGTCTTGTAAACTAATTGACCTGGGTTAGATCTACTAACATTAACTGCCTCATCAATAACAGCGTTACCGGCTTCAGCATTGTGGAAGTCCCCACTAGTTGCTACTAGAGCAGGATCGAACGCTCCACTATAGACATTCCAATTACCAGCTCTGATACCAGAACCAATATTAGAATATTTTTGACTTTCGATACTATGAAATTTACTTCTGTTGATATCAGAAGCAGCAGATTGTAGTGCTGCTGGTGCGGACACGCCGCCAGCAACCTCTGTCGTAACTCTACGAATTACACCTCTTTGATTGTCAAACGCGAAAGTACCACCAGAAACAGCTTTGTCTGCAGTGTCTCCGTCGATTACCGTCGAAGCAAATACACTTTCTGTTCTGCCGTGTGCTACATTTTTTGCGTTGTTTTCATCAACACCTAAGCCAAATACAGCAGAGCCGTTGTTGTCTGTGCTAGTAGCTGTTGATAAAGTATTACTAGTAACTTGATTATTAGCCATATTAAATTCTCCATTGTATTGTACAGTACAAATTGGTTAACCTTATTTTTATACCCCAAAAAATTATAAATTGGATATAAATTTAGTGGCTGTCTCCAGACTTGGTATAGAATTTAAACTTAGAGCTGTAATATCTGCTGCATTAAGGATATCTAGGTGTTTTTCGGTGAAAATATTGGCATTACAGGTAATATTAATGTCTGGAACATTTTTTTTAATCATTGCTATAGCAATTAAATGATCATATAGGTTGTCTACTTTATATCCAGTAGATATATAAATATTATTAATCTTTTGCCTACATAAGAGTTTACAGGCTCTATACAAAACAGAGTAGTTAAAAACCCTATATTCTAATATATATGATAAATCTACTTTATTTTTTTCACAAATTTCAAATGTTTGTTCTATATCTTTTTTGAGACTTGTATACATCGCATTAGACAGTAAGTGAAAAGGTAAAACAATTTCTACTGAATTTGCTCCATTTTTAATCGCATTTTGAATCATTTGCGATCTCATGGTGTTGTCAGATGCGCCGTAAGGAAAATCAATAATAGATGAAAGTTTTTGATCAGATTTAATTTTTTTTGAAAAAATTTTTGTATACTGATATAGGGTTGATATTTTAGATAAATTATATCTAGATAATTCATTAACTAAATGTTCTATTTCTTTGTTGTGCGCAGATTCGTCTTGAAATCTATATTCTAATTTCATAGTTGAAACCCCATGTTGCGGTATTATATCAACTATATATACACTATTAGTAGTATTTCTTTATTATCCGATCAGCAAAACCATAGCTGATAGTTTCTTGCGCATTAAGATACCAATCTCCTGATTTTAGTTTTCTATAAAGATATGTTTTAATTTTTTCTTTATCTGGTTTTGTGCCGTATTTATCTTTAAAATATTTTCCTTTAACACATTTATTTACATAAATATTTAACATCACATCACAAATATGCTTTTCGTATTTAGTCCAATTTTGACAACTAAGATAGTCGCCGCTAACACCAGAAGAACCAAAGTGACACATAAAATAAGAATTTTCAGTCACATATCTATAATCGGCAGATTGAAGAATAATACTGCTCATACTTTCGGCCTGACCATAAGATATGATAGTTATATGACAATTAGACATAGAAATACCATCATATATAGCCATACCATCTGCCCAACTGCCACCGATACTGTTCATGTGAATAGTTATTGGATCGCTACTTTTACTTTCCAAGCATCTGAGATTTTTTAAGAAAGTATTTGTCATCTGATACTCAACGCCCGGATTACCATCATCTGAATAATGATTGTGTAAAAAAATTTCTCTTGATTTTAAGTTTGCTCCATAGGTATGGTAATCATGAAGCATATCTAAGTTTAAATAGCTATTCATTTATTTGATGCGAATATTGATTGATTCTTCTGTTTATTAATGACATAATATGCCTATCAGAAAATGATTCTCCGATAGCTACTCTGAAACGATATCTCGTATATATATTAAGCACTTCTACGCCCTCTGTTTTTTCTATAATATCAACAATTTTGGAAGATAAGTCAAAATTAGTGTGTCCTATCCAGAATTTGAATTGTTGTCCTATAGAGATTTTTTCGGGAGAAAATATTCCAAAAGGAGTTACTATAAATTTGTGTTGGGCTGCGCTGGCTTTTTGCTGAAGGTGCTCCGCCCCTTCTTCTACGAGTTGATTATATTCCTCCAACTCTTCTTCAGTTAAATTTTCTTCAGGATAATATTCTATAAAATCTTCGCTGACAGCAAATGGATCTTCCCATTTCTCCCATACAATAGTGTGTTTTTTTCTAATCATCATATGATCTCTGACGTAACGATGTTTTTAATAGCATATATTGGTCTAACCAGAGGAGATTCGTATTTAGATTGTGCAGGCTGCTCTATTTCTTTATTTGACAAATATTCTTTACTGAGTTCCGATAATATATGTCTAACAAATTTTTTATATTCATCAGATTCTTGTTCAACATTCTCAGAAAAAGTGAGCATTACATCATTCAGAACCGTTTCTCCTGCCACATATTTTAATAGGCCCAAGAAATTATTTGCTGTTTCTACAACATTGGTTTTTTCGATATTAGGAATTATGCAATCCAGATTTATTTTTTTATTGTTCTTATCTAATGCAAATTTAATAACGTATTCATTATCAGATGATTGATAGCTTTTTGAATAGTTTAAAGTAAATATTCGCGTTAGATAATCTGTTAATGTTTTGAAAATTGCCATATTGTAATTCTGTTCTGTAGTCTAAGAAAGTATAGTAATAAAGATTTAAGATATTATCATTGAATATCGCATCGTGTATAACAAAATCTGGAACATATTCCGTATTAAATCCTATATACTTTTTTAACAATGCTTCTAGTATTAAAGGAATATCTGGAAAATTTTCGTGCAGCTCAAAACTAGGAATAGTCATTATATCCTGAGTAGAAGAGAGCACTAAAAAATCGTTATCAGGAGGAGTCGGTGCTTTTATGGCTATCAAGAAAAGATTCACATTCATGAAACCACCTCTCTGATAAACTCGATACCCTTTTTAATATTTTGTCTAATCGCTTCCCTGGTAACATTATATTTATCTCCAATAGCGGAAAGAGTTAATCCTTCTATGTAATATAAATGTATTTGATCTTTTTGTTTTTCTGTCAATAAATCACTATTGAAGATTTCATCAATCAACATTCGTATATCAGAATGATATTCGTTAGTTTCAGCATTGAGGGAGGGTTCTTGATGTCTGTTATCTTCGATGTATGAGCTAACAAACTCTTTTTCGTTTTCTAAATCTATATCTAGAATATTTAATTTATTTTTCTTGTGCTTATTAGTTAAATAAGTTTTTATAGCCCATATAGCACACTGATTGCGGAAAGAATATTTAGTTTTTTTCTTTCCGGTAATTTTACCAACTCTTTCACTATCCCATTTCCAATCAGCATACATAATAGCCGATGAAACATCGCTTATGATATCTTCATTATTTAATAGATAATTTTTGCTATTTGATCTAGAGTTATATTTAGATATAATTTTTTTAGCTGTGTCTCTGTACTGTTCCAAAGTATCAAAAGTATTCATTATCAACCCTTTCCTTTTCCTTGTAAATGAGGATTTTTCTTGTTTTTGTAATTAGTGTTCTTAAAGTCTCGAAAATGATCTATGTGCAGGGGGCAGAAATCTCTTTGAGATCTGAGAGCTATTCTTTGCTTAAACCTCAAGCCCCATAATCTATTCAGGGCATCTCCATCTTCACCTCCCCATGCTGTGTATTCATTATTGAATCCTCCTATAGAATCAATTAGTTTAGTGTGCAACATAAATGTTCCACCAAGACCGCCACCGCAACCAGCTAGCGGACCCTTATCTGGAAATGGTGTGTAGAAATATTTTTTATTTTTAACCATACTTCTGCACACATGCCCATCTTTGATATATTCTTTAAGGTTCTCGAATTTTACATTCAAGGCATCAAAAGTAATTATATCACCGTGCCTCACAGAAGTCAATAGGGGATGAATGAAATGGTAGTCTTCTGGAGAAAAGAAAAGATCTCCGTCCATCACCATTATAACATCTGTTTTTGTCTTGATATTATGTTGGATAATATGGTTTGTTTTTTCTGCTAACTTATAATCTTTCGGTGGAAATGCTATGTGTATTGCGTCGTCTATTTGTTTTTCTTCTGAAAAATCAAACAAGTTAATACTTATGTTCATTTTGTGAGATTTCTGCAAATAATCTTTAAGATTTTTTAATTGCTCCCAGCAATACTTTGCATTTCTCACTCTATCAGATTGTTCTCTTCCGTCTGTCCAAAATCTAATGTTGACAGAAACAGAGGCTTCCTGTTGTTCTCTATAATCCATAATTTCCTTTTATTGTTTTAATTTTACCAGAATTTACAAGACCAGTATCTGGCTTTCCATTTTGGTCCTGGATTTGAACAGTTGTGTCTTGCTCTGAAACTTTTCCTTCTTGCCGGATCGGACTTTTTAATTTTCATGTTTGGATCACCAAAATTAACTTTCACAACATTGCCCTTATCGTTTTTAACATAAACACTTCTTTTTTTAGGTCCGTCTGGAGTCAGGAAAGGTTTGTTTAATTGAACTTTTCTGCCCTTGTATTCTGAGCCCAAAGATTTACCATCTTCGTCGAAAATTTCTGATGCTTCAACTTCCCATGTTAACTCGTCCCATTCATTATCCCATACGCAGTTTTTAGCTGCAATATTTTGTTTAACTTGATCTAATAAGGAAGCCTGACTCATACAAACCGCAGTTCTTTGTTTTGGGTCTGGAAATTCCTTTTTTGTTGTATCGTCATTCATGCATCGAGAAATGAAATTTTTTCTGTCTTCGTCTGGTCTTTTGGATGGTAATGGCATTTCATAATCCTGGGGTGAGAGGGACGATATCTTTATGAATATACACTTTCTATAATTTTATCAACCGTATTTGACCAAGAAAACTTTTGGCCAGTTAATACGCCGTTTTTATTTGTTTTTATGTTGTTTTTGTAAACATATCTCATATAATCAACCATCGTGTCTATTTCTTCCACTCCTATATTAGCCCAGTTCCCCTGATTTCGGAAAAATTTGCCGTCGTAAGCTGGGAGTGTAGATTTAATATCTACTAAATAACTATTGTCAGGGTTGCAGAATTCAGTATGTGCAGAATAATTGGTGGTAATTACAGGTTTGTTCATTGCCATAGTTTCAAGCAGTTCCAAATTCCAACCTTCCGCTCGACTTGGGTAAATTCCACAATCTATTTGAGACATGAGAAAAGCAACATCGTGCTGTGATTCTTGTTCGTTAAAGATTTTTATTTTACTAGATAGAGGATGTGTCTTGTAAACGGTTTCCCATTTCTTAACTTCTTCTGGAGGATTGTATACATTTCTTGCTGAAGCCAGCACCCATAATTCTACGTCATCTTCTTTGGTAAATGCTTTTTCGAAAATATTTAATAAGATATCATGACCTTTTCTAATTTCCCATTTACCTATATTGCAAAATATATACTTATTTTTATTTTCTGATTGATATTTTGTATAGTCAAAAATTTCGAGATCCACTCCAAGGGGGGCGATAGATATATTCTTATTATCAGTTTTAGATTCTAGAATTTGTTTTGCCCAGAGAGATGTAGCAAATAAACCATCGCAATTTGTAAGGTTGGTTGTTTCGAATTTAGTAAAAAAATCTATTTCGAAAAATGGGAAGCTATAATAGGGACCTTTACCTATTCTCTGATGAAGCGTGGCTGGGTGAAATATTTTTAAAAATGGGCATAATGGATCATATGTTTCTTGTGATCTAAGCAACACTTCTTGTTCTGTTTCATTTAATAGACTATGATCAGAATACTGAACAGCAGGGAAGCAGCTAACACCTATTTGTTTTTTTAATAAATGTCTATATATATGGGTCGCAGCTATACCATAACCCGTACTATTAATGGGTCCTTCAAGAGTTAAGGTTTTATTATTACTCATGAAAAAAATACCACCTTCTATGTGTTTCTATATTTTCTGAAGAATGAATGTGTTGAAGATAATTTTTAAGTTCTTGCCAATTCGAGAAAATCATCTGATGAGGAATAGTGCCGAACAGCCAATCTGGGGCTTGTTCTTTTCCTTGTACCATATGAATTACAATGGGTTTTTTTTGCCTGTTGGCCCAAAAAATTTCTTCTAAAGTGCCGCACGGATGAACATCTAGATCCAAATTAACAACTAAAAAATCACTAATATCCACCAGTCGTAAATCAACAGATCTTATTGTTTTCATCATAGATGATAATTCATCATATCTTTGTTGTGACTTAAGCTTTGTTTTGACTACATGAGTATCTTCATCCTCTAGTCCAATATTAGTGGGTTTGGTTATAGGATTGAAAACTATAGAGCCTAGAGACTCCAAGAATGGAGTAATAGAATCTCTCCAAGTTGTTCCTCTGTCTGGAACTCTATCCATAGCACCAGCCAAATAAGTTCTCTGATTAGTAAGTCTGGTGAAACGCATCCAATTCATCTCCATCATCTTCAGGTTTATGTGTTAATAGTAGCAAAATTGTCATAATAATAATAAATGTAAAACTCATTTTATCTCCAATCTATATCAAAAATTGTCTTAGATACCGCATAATAATAAGCATTAATAATGCTTCTTTCCATATCTGATTTAACAGTAACAGAACCTTTGTGTAGATGCTCTACATTTGCTTCGACAGACAAAACGCTCCATTTATTTTTGACTACTTTATTGTATAAGTCTAAATCCAAGAAATAAAATGGAAATTTCAAGGCGTTCCATCCTTCTACTTCGTCTAGCATACCACAACGATAGCAACAAAGCAAGTCCTTCGGGATATCTTTTTTATTATCGGCATGAACCCACCCAGTTCTTGAATCTTTTTCGAGTAAAGCAAGGGCTTGCTGTATAAATTGATTGAGCGTTTCTTTGTTTTCAACAATACAGTCTGAGTGCATGAAGAAAAAACAGTCTAGTTTTGATTGGTTAGATAAATTCTTGATATAATTATATGTTTGAGCAGTATGCAACTGAACAGGGGTTTCTATGACCTCAAAATTATCTCTAAAGACCTGACAATCTTTCTCAATAGAATTATCTATTACAATAATATCTTTAGTATTATTTGTTAGATTGTCTAAGCACAATTTTGTTACTTTTATATTATTGGTATGTGGGATATATACTTTGTATTTCATTGATAAATATTATTTTAGGTTTTGGTATACATGGACATTTCTATATTTCCACACATCTTCCATCAAATCTTTAATTAATTCCCACTTACCTCCTGGAAATCCTGTGCCAAATTTTGGGCTATGTATTTCAAACAAAACATCTCCTTCTGTCTCTTTGATATTTTTGTCTATAAATACTCCAATATTATACATTGCTTTCATTAAGTAAAAATAGTTCAATGTTCTTTTGGGGTCTAATGGCCTATAAGTGTCTTGCGCTATCATGTTTGCTACGAATATTTTATTGTTTTTTTTCTTATCGTATTTACATTCTACTATTTGACAGTAACCACTATTGTCGGACAAAAACTTTTTCGTTAGTAATTGATAGTTTAAATGAGAAGCTGGAAAATTTTCTTTTAGAATTGCATTAATAGGTCCGGAGAATGTGCCGGAATTATTGCATAGATTGGGTATGATTATGTATGCATTTTTTGCATTGCTATAAGTGTCAAAAACGTTCTGTAAGAATGTTTTATTTCTTATTAATGTCAGCCTATAATTTTCTGGATTTCGTTTCTGTATGGTCATTTCTGGCTCCTGTATATTTTGCTCCATTTTTTATCTGGACATTCTTGATCAGCCCATGCTAACTTATTAAGAAACTGTTTCTTATGCGTAATATTACATCCGCACATGTTGCAAACGCTTTCTTTGTCGTCAAAATGCTCGCACCTTGTACATATAGAGTACCTGTGCCATATCTCATTTTGATTAGCTTTAGGGAATCCTGCCCACACATGGAATAGTAAGGATTTTATAAATGTTTTAATTCTTAGGAGTGTATCCATATTTTTGATAATCCTCCCATTCGTCCTCTACGTCTTTTTCGTATTTGTCTTGCTTATCTTTTTTAAAGCTTATTTTTTTCTTCCTTTCTAGATTTGTGTCTTCGTAATCATTAGAGTATTTTTTTCTTTTTGGTTGCTTTTTTGTCATTTCCTTCCTCTTTTAAGCTGTTTTTCTTGCCAACCAACTAACTTATTGTATCTCTTTATCTATCAAAGTCAAGATTTTTTTTCTTGACACCGATGCGTAGAAATATTATATATTATGCAGAGGGTGATACTTAAGATACTCTTGATAAAAAAGAAAGATATGAAAAATACAACACTAGTAACCGGAATATGGGATTTAGGAAGATCAGAATTAGGAGAAGGATGGAGTAGAAGCTTTGAGCATTATGTGGAAGCTTTTAAGAAACTCCTCTCTGCAACAAATGATCATTATCTGGCTATATTTATTGACAAAAAACATGAAGATATAGTATGGGAGGTTAGAGATAAGAGTAAAAAAAATACAGTAATATATAATCATCCTAAGGAAAATTTTAATAGTAATTTCTTTCCGTTTTATGACAAGGTTCAAGAGGTAAGGACTAGCCCTGACTGGTACAATCAGGTTGGATGGTTAAAGGAAAGTACTCAAGCTAAAATGGAATGGTACAATCCTATGGTTATGAGTAAGATGTTTATGCTACATAATGCTAAATGTTTCAATCCTTTTGATACCGATTATTATTTCTGGATAGATGGTGGGATAGCCAATACTGTTCACCCAGGCTACTTTAGCCATGACAAAGTTATAGAGAAGATTGAAAAATTTGTTAGGAAATTCTTTTTTGTATGCTTCCCATATGAAACAGAAAGTGAGATTCATGGCTTTGATATTAAGGCTATGAGAAAATTTGCTAACAATGAAAAGGTAAATAGGGTTGCTAGAGGTGGTTTTTTTGGTGGGCATAAGGATGAGCTACCAGGGGCTAATGATTTATATTATGGGCTGTTAAGAGACAGTTTAAACGAGGGTTATATGGGTACTGAAGAAAGTATCTTTACTCTGATGACTTATTTACAGCCAGAAGTATATCAATACGAGTCTATTCTTGATAATGGTCTACTAGGTCATTTTTTTGAAAATGTTAAAGACGATAAAGTAAAATTAAATTCAGATTATGTCAAACGTAAAATACATGAAACAGAAGATGTGAATTTGTATATGGTTGGGTTTAACTCGCCAGAACAGATGGAAATGGTTTGTAAATCTTACGAAGAGCATGAGCCCAAATTCTTAAGCAAAACTAAGAAATTTCTTATCAATAACACGACTAAAGAAGAACTTTTGCCCAAGTACGATGAAATTTGTGAAAAATACGGTTTTGAACAAATTAAACAGGGGAATATAGGCATCAATAGAGCAAGACAGTTAGCCGCAGAACATTTCAAAGAGTCTAAAGCTAAATACATGTTTTTCTTTGAGGATGATATGTTAATCGATTTATCCAAAAATAGATATTGCAAGGTAGGCTTTAAGAAATATGTGCCAAATTTATACGACACTTTGATTAGGATTATGGATAAAGAAGATTATGATTTTTTGAAGTTCAGTTTTGCTGAATTTTTTGGAGACAATTCCGAACAATGGTCTTGGCATAATGTGCCAGGAGATAGGAAAATAGAATACTTTGGAGAAAGGAACAATAGACCTTTAACGAATTTTACTAACATAAAAACAGTAAACAAGACTCCTTATGTAGAAGGAGAGATTTACTATTCTAATTGGCCTCATATTATATCACAAGAGGGAAATCAGAAATGTTTTCTTGACACAGAGTGGGCTCATCCTTATGAACAGACTTGGATGAGTCATATTTACACTTTGACAAAAGAACAAAAGGTTAGACCAGCTATTTTACTCGCAAGTCCAATAACACATAACAGGGTGCATCATTATGAAGCGTCAGAGCGCAAAGAGAACTAGAAAAACAACTTCCCCAAAAAAAACTAAAGCTTCGACAAAAAAGAACGATTTGATTTTCGTACAGATTGCTTCTTACAGAGACCCGCAATTACTACCAACACTAAAAAGCATGATAGAAAATGCTAAACACCCAGAAAACTTGAGGATAGGCATTGCTTGGCAGCACCATCCAGAAGACGCTTGGGATAATCTCGATGAGTATAAGGATGATAGTAGATTTAGAATCTTAGACATTAATTATAAAGACAGTAAAGGTGTTTGTTGGGCCAGACACGCCGTACAACAATTATATAAAGACGAAGATTATACGCTACAAATAGATAGTCATCATAGATTTGTTCCTGACTGGGATCAAGTATCTATAGATATGTTAAAGGGCTTGCAGAAGGAGGGGCATGAAAAACCTCTAATAACTGCTTATATACCTAGCTTCGATCCTGACAATGAACCAGCAGCGAGAGTACAAGAACCTTGGAAGATGAATTTTGACAGGTTCATTCCAGAAGGGGCGATATTCTTTTTGCCTGCTAGTTTCGACTCTTTTAACGATAAGGATAGACCTGTTAGGGCTAGATTTTATAGCGCACATTTTGCTTTTACTGTTGGTCAGTTTTGTACTGAAGTAAAGCACGATCCAGAATACTATTTCCATGGAGAAGAAATTAGTATAGCGGTTAGAGCATTCACCCACGGTTATGATCTGTTCCATCCTCATAAGTTAATAGCATGGCACGAATATACTAGAAAAGGAAGATCGAAACAGTGGGATGATGATCCTATATGGCCCCAAAGAAATAATAATTGCCACCTAAGAAACCGAAAACTATTTGGTATGGATGGAGAAGTTCAAGATATTGATTTTGGAGAATATGGATTTGGTACTGTTAGAACTCTAAAAGATTACGAAAAATATAGCGGGGTGTGTTTTGGTAAAAGAGCTATACAGCAATACACATTAGAGCATAAAGAACCACCAAATCCGTATCCTTTCAAGACTGACGAAGAATATGAAAATTCATTCTTGAAAATATTCAAACATTGTATAGATATTGGGTATGATCAGGTTCCAGAAAAAGATTATGATTTCTGGTGCGTGGTGTTTAAGGACGATCAAAACCAAGATCTGTATCGTAAAGACGCAACCCCTGATGAAATAGAAAGAATGAAAAACGATCCAGATGGCTATTGCAAAGTTTGGAGAGAATTTCCAACTGATATCAAGCCAAGAAGTTGGGTGGTTTGGCCTCATAGTACATCTAAGGGCTGGTGCGATCAAATCTCTGGGGTTCTTCCATAATGGATACAGTTTTTTCTATGGTTTGTTACACAAACCTATATAAAACAGAATTTGGTGGACGTCAAAATCCTCTGCATAGATATTTGCATGGTTTTGAGTCATTACTAAAAATTGATGCTGAATTAGTTGTTTATTCTCATGGAAAAGATATAGATAGGCTATGGAATATAGCTAAAAAATATTTTAGAGACAACCCTAAAGAATTAGATAGAATTCATATAGAAGACTTTGATCTAAAAACTAGTCCACTGTATGAAAAAATATACAATATACGAAAAGATTCTTGCATCTCTAGCGGCACTTTTAGATCTTATGATGTTCAATATGCTAAATTCATTACACTGAATAAAACAATAGAAACCTTTAAACACCCTTATACATACTATATTGATATAGGCTTATCTAGTAGTGCTTTATTTCCCAATAGATACATTACTGAAAAAACTGGTATGAGACAATATTCTGAAGTAAGCTTATTCAATAACAAATGGCTTAGCAATGTCAATAAGTTATCTTCTAATGGAAAAGTAACTGTTTTTAAGATGAATAATAGTCCAGAATTTCATGTAGAAAGCAGGATTGTGCGTTCGAAGTATTTGATTATTGGAGGTATGTTTGGAGGTCAAACAAAACAGTGTAAAGACTTTTCTAATCAGGTGTTGACTTCTTTTCATGATTATGTAGATAAAAATAAAACACTACCTCTTGAGGAATCTGTTATGACTCAAGTTCATCATAAAAATCCAGAAAATTTTAACGATATTACTTTTCAAGTATGGAATCATGAAGATAGCGGAGATGTTTTTAAGAAAATGATCAGAAATAAAAAAATGTTTTATAACACATTCGAGGAATTACAATGAGTGAAAGAAAAACAGATGAAATGGGTCGGTATTTGGCGGAAGGTGGTGGTTATCTAGACGAGGATGGTAATCATCTTACCGGTTGCTGTATCTACAAAGACACGCTGGCCATGCAGCACAAAGACGCCTTTAATGTTTTTAAGAAGTTATTATCAGAGGTTAAACCGGCAAGAATCGTTGAAATAGGCACGTCTCACGGCGGCCTAACATTATATCTCAGAGATGCTCTTAATGAAATAGGTTTGCAAGATTCGCAAATTAAAACATTTGATGTAATAAAATTCGATAGCCATGTAACACTAGAAAAAACAGAAGGTATAGATTTAAGTTATGATAATATTTTTTCTGGTAGCTATCTTCAAATAGCTAATCCAGATATAGTAATTCCATTTATACAATCTGAAGGACCGACTATAGTTTTGTGTGATGGTGGAGCTAAAAGATATGAATTTCAGTTACTAGCCCCTTATCTTAAGCAGCACGATATAATCATGGCTCACGATTACTCTCCTAATCTAGAATATTTCAAAGCCAACATCATGAATAAAACGTGGGATTGGTTGGAAATAGATGATAGCCATATAGATGAAGTATGTCAAAAACAAAATCTAAGACCTTACATGCAAGAAGATTTTCTTCCTGTTGTATGGGTATGTCGCCAAAAGGCTTAGAGTTTAGGTACTACTATTCCATAGCCCTCGTAACGTTTTTGATTGGCATAGTCTGGATTTTTTAGATGTAAAACACTTTTTTTGAAGTGTTTAATATAATCTGTAGTTTTTAGCTTAATATTTTTATTGTATTTTCTTTTGTGTGAAAGATAAAGAGCAGCATAACCAGCGACAAAGGGATTGCTCATACTAGTGCCGCTCATCATAGCGTATCCTCCCGGTACGCAACTGAATATATCTTGACCAGGGGCTAAGAAATCTAAGCTATTTCCACTGCAGCTAAAGCTAGTACGATTTAGATTTCTATCAATTGCTCCAATACTAATTGTTTGAGCATATTTTGCTGGATACATAATATCCACACTAGGTCCAGAGTTTCCAGCGGCACAGAAAACACAACACCCTTTAGAGTCAGCATACCTAACAGCCTGTAATAATCTTGCGCTAGAAAATTGACTTCCTAAGGACATTGTAATAATATCTGCACCATTATCTACAGACCATAAAATACCATCTATAACATTATTTATATCTCCTGACCCATTATCTCCTAAAGATTTAACAGGAATTATTTTCGCATCAGGAGCTATACCGACCATTCCATACCCATTATTATCGGCCGCTATAGTACCAGCAACATGGCTACCATGACCATTTCTATCCATAGGATCTTGATTTTTTTCTACAAAATTTTTGCCTTTTATCAGACTGCCTTTTAAATCTGGGTGATCTAAATCGCATCCAGTATCTATAACAGCCACTTTTACTCCAGAACCACTAGATTTAGGCCATAGATTTTTAATATTAAACTTGATAATTTCCCAGCCCATGACTTGGCCAGCACCATAATTCATACCACTCACATCTTCTCTAATATGGGGCAATAAACCGCAGCTTCTTCTACTATTTAACATGTTTTTCTATCCATTCTAAATGTGATGATATTCTTGTAAAACCTGCTGAATCTCCATATACACCTTTCGCCCTTCTTGGCAGAGTAAAAATAACAGAAGCAATTCCTGCTAATTTACCATTTATAAATAACCCACCTCCACTGTCACCCTCTGCTATTAAAAATTCTAATCTAGTACCGTTTCTACTGGCATTACAAGAAAGCATACCATATTCAATTCGATCAACAGTATTAGTCCCGCCTCTTTTTTTGAAGTCATGTTTTGTGTCTATTCCTTTAATAAAATTACCTGTATACCCAAATCCGGCCACGGTACAGATTTTAGATCTTTCATTAGTTTGTGAGTACAGTTCAGGACAATAGACTTCTCCAAAAGATTTTTTGGAGTATAATAGCGCTATATCGCTATCGCTTGGAATCTTAGCTTCCATTTTGAAATTTTTGTTGATAATTGCTTTATCGATGATGAATTTCTTACCATTTACAAAAACAGTAATCCTAAAAGCTGGCTGAACAACATGAGCAGCTGTTATGCACCAGTGTTCATTAATGACCACACATGAACCCATACCAACCAGATTTTCGTTATCTTTGTCGATATTAGCCACTACTGGCATAACACATTTAAATCTAGATCCGTATTTTAAGAACTCAGAATCTTTTATGTCTGGTCTGTGAGTACCTGCCAATAGAAACTGAGAGAAAAAAAAGACAGACAGGCATATTAAACACGATAAAATATTAGCTTTCATAGAACACCTCTTTAATAGCTAATATTATTATACACTATTTAAACTATATTGGTTAAAATTATTAACTTAAGTTAATTGTACTACATTCTTCGTAGTACTTAAACCATTCTTCAGAATAATCGCAATTGGCATATGCCTCAAAATAAGGCCCACCTTCTGTATAATGAATATTATATACATCGTTCTTGTGTTCATACTCATCAGCAAGCCAGTTCCATTCTAAAGGAATATCTCCTATTAGACCTTCAGATTCCAGCCATTTAAACTGATGCAGTTCCAACCCGCTGGCTTTATTAACGTAG